GCAAGCAGCCGCGATCTCGTGGGTCGTAAGGCCGGTTTTGGCTTTCCTGAGCGTCTCCAGAATGATTTCTTGCAGCCGCGTCGTGCTCAGTGATTCCGCCGCCTGATGCGACGTTTCGGGGTCGGTCCTGCGAGCGGCACCACGCTCCTCGTTGTCCATCATGCCGCCCCCTGCTGCCGCTGGCAAACTCATGCCAAACCTTCACACACGGGGACGGATTCCGCCGCTTTCACGAGGATCTCTTCACACGTAACGCCCGCCAAATCCAGATTCGACTCCAAATTGCGCAGGTCTCGCCAGAAATACGAGAACGAATTCAAGCTGCGCCGAAGATTATCCTCCTGAGCGCGCAAGATGTTCTCATGGCTTTCCAATTGTGCAAGGGTAGCCTTGCGCGTTAAGCAGTAGCGGGTTTCGCCCTGCTGCTGAAAGCTGATCGCGCCAAACAAGCAACCCTCGAAAAGGAAGCATTCATCACACAACTTCTGGATCGCCTCCCGCATTTCGTCATGCACGTAGCCAACTTCCAATCCGCGCAGTAAATCACCCGCCATACGTCGCAGATAGGACAGGTCATATGTCGAGCGCAACCCGAAGACATCGCCATAGGCGTAGGCGAACGAATCCGCCGCTTCCCCTGCATTGATGCTTGCGTTCTCGCCGAGCAACCACTTCAGATGAAATTTGAAAATTTCGCCAAGGGATTGGCGCGGCCTCACCACCCAGCCGACAATTTCCTCCTTCGCGGCATCGGGCAAGAAATAGCGTGCAGCCTGTAGCCGGATCATGATCCTTTTTTCTTCTTCCGTCATTTGCTACCTCGGTAAATTCGGTTTCATGGCCGTTATTGAATCAGCACCGAGCAGGCCCAGAGCGCGAGCCCCAAGGCCAGCAGGTTGAGCTTGGGCGCGTGGATCTCCAGCGCGGCCAGCACCAGACAGACCAACGCCAAAAGCATCAAAACGAAATGAACCGTCAGCATCGTAATCCCTCCTACACCGGGTGGATGGCGCGCAGCACGTGCTCGACCGCGCGCAGGCAATCGGTACACATATCCTTGGGCAGCTCGCGCAGGCGCATACGCAGCCACTGCTTACGCGACCCCTGCGGCTTCTCCCCGCAAAAGCAAAATCCGTTATCGCTGCGCAGCACGATATGGCGCAGGCGGCCCTTGCCCATGGCCACGTGGTAGAGCGGATTCGGGTCCTTGACCAGCGCCTCGCCCTCGCGGTCGCGCAGGGTCGCGAGGTAGGCCGTGTTGAGGCACTTCTCGCAGGGCGCGGTAGTCATATTGCGGTCGGGCAGGTCCGCGCCGCACTTAGGACACGGGTTCGGTTTTGGTGGCTTTCTTTCTGCGGATTCTGATGTGCTTGGGCACACTGGAATCCGCTGAGAAATCAAAGAGACTGAACCAACGGTCTCCATCAGGTGTCGCCCAATGTACTCCGTGTAAGCTGGCGGGATCGCCTGGACCGCTTCTTCCCATTCCATCCAGTCGATGTCCATTAGTTCCTTGACGAGTGCCAACTTGCGGTCTCGTCCGGTAATGTCCTTGCCCCGGTCCTTGCTACCGTTGACCCTGCGCCGAATCCGGGCATGGTCGCCGTAGAAGCCGATCACTGGCAGATCGGAATGGGCGCATACTGGCTGCGGCATACTCGGACTGATCTCGAATAGCCGATGCCGCCGAAGTTCGTGGCTGTTGGTCCGCAGACCAAACATGGAGCCGCAGAGCGTTATCCCGCCGAATAGTGAGCCAGTTTCAAGCGGTGCGCCTTCGACATTCTCGATTGCATATGGCCTACCAATCTGAAGCAGTAATTCTCTCGTTGGGACAATGAGTTCCGGGTGCTTCCCGGCTGTTGGCATGTACTTCATGTCGCTGTAGGCTTGGCACGGTGGCGATGCGTGGATCGCATCGAATTCACGCCCATGTTCGGCCAGGAATGCTAGCGCATCCCCCTGAAGGAAGTTGTATGGATACCTTGGCTGCGGCCTAATGTCGATACCCACAACATCAAACCCGGCACGGTGGTAGCCTTCGGCTGCGCCACCAGCGCAACAGAACAGATCGAGTAGGCGTGGCCGTCTGGTACTCATGCAGTACCCCCGACGAGCACACTACAATCCGGTATTGCTATCCTATTCTCTTGTCCAACCTGCTTGGCTTGGACGGCTGGATAGCCCTTAGGACATAGGTTCGGTTCTGGTTTTGGCCCCGGCTCCGGGGTGGCCCCTGGAATCATCCCCCGCCTCCTTCAGCTCGCGCATTTCCGCCTCGGTCTTGAGGTAGCCCGCCGCGCGCAGGCGCTGGGCCAGCTCCTGGAGCAGCTCGCCGAACTCGTTGCGGTGGGTGTGGCCCAGGCACCAGCAGAGCACCTTGGCCAGATCGCTCACGTGCGCCTGCTCCCGCTCGCTCTCGAAGAAGCCCTCCTCCATGCCGTAGCAGACCGCCATGCCGAGGATGTCGTGGGCGAGCTGCAACTCGCTCTCGCCGCGCATCACGGGCTCGGTCATGACGTTGGCTCCTTGAGCCTGCGCTCGATCTCGGGCCGCACCACGCGCAGCGCCTGGAGGTGCTCCTCGAAGGCCTTGCCGTTTTCCCGGCCCAGCACCCAGTCGAGGCAGTGCAGCGCGATGGACTCGCTCGCCACCGACAACTCGATCAGGCGGCCCTCGCCCTCGCTCGCGCGCAGGTAGCGCAGCGCGCAGGCCACGTCGTTGCGCGCGTCGGCGACCCGCCGGTAGAGCCCGTAGGGCGTCTCCATGAAATGCGCGGCGCTCATGACGCCACCCGGCGCGACCGCGCCGCGCGCTCGCGCTCCGGTTTCTTCTTGCCGGGGGGCCGCCCGCGCTTCTTGCCGTTGGCCGCGCGCTTGGGCGCGGTCCCGTTCTGAGTGGCGCGGTGGTCCTCGATCAGGCCGTCGATGATGGCGGCGGGGAAATTCATGCGCGCGAGCACGTCGCGCGCCACCTTCTCGGGGATGTAGTAGCGGTTGCGCTGGCTCCCGGCGGGCATGTCCACCACGCCGTCGATGGGCCTGCGCGCACCGTTGCCGTCGGTCGTTTCAAACCATTTGCGCGCCGTCGCCGAAACCACGCCGACGTAGCGCGCGATGAAATGGACGGTCAAAAAGCCAGCCGTCCGTAGCGCGACAGGAGGCATACTCATCGGGCACACTTCTCCTCGTTAAATTGTTCACAGGGACCGGGAGCTGAGAAGCACCCGGAATGGCAGGTTTCACTGCCGCGTACGGCCTTGGCCCGCTCTAGCCGGGGCACCGATGGCTCGGTTCGGCTTCTGCGGGGATCGTCCCGACGCTGATACGGTCACTCTAACGCATTCACTGCGACTTCACAACCAAATAAAAGATAGCTGAATTAAAGAATTCCAGATGATGATACGACTGCGTAAAACGAGTTGCAATAGTTTTCCGGTACATTTTATTTTCCCCGTGAACTTAATTGTAGTAATCGCTACAACGTAAGTAGTGCCACGGGAATCACCGGGCAAAAGCGCGCTCAACCCACGCTCCCCGAGGCACTTACTCGTGAGATACACTCGTCGTGTAAGGAAAGCCCCCGATGATCGAGCGATCCATGCGCCGCTATGACGCCGACCCGTCCATGCCGGTGGTGGAATATCCGGCAGCGCAGGACACGGGCCGGGTGGTGCGCCTGCCCGACGGCGGCGTCGAGATCCACTACGGCGACCCGCTGCCGGGACTGGGCGGCCCCGAGGAGCCGCACGACGTCAATCTGGCCGAGCTGCTGCCCGAGCAGACCCTGCTCGCGCTCGCGAGCGACCTCAAGCAGGCGGTGGACGAGGACCTGGGCTCGCGCAAGGAGTGGGAATCGGCGCTCACCGAGGGCCTGGACCTGCTCGGCATCAAGGTCACCGAGCGCACCATGCCCTGGCCGGGGGCCTGCGGCATCGTCCACCCCATGATCCTCGAATCGGCGGTGCGCTTCCAGTCCAAGTCGATCACCAAGCTCTTCCCCGCCGAGGGACCGGCGCACGCCAAAATCATCGGCGAGGCCGACCACGCCAAGCTCGCCCAGGCCAAACGGGTAGCAGCGGACCTGAATCACTGGATTGTCGAGAAAATGCCCGAATACCGGGACGAAACCGAGCAGTTGCTCTTCGCGCTGCCGGTCGATGGGAGCGCCTTCCGCAAGGTCTACTTCGACCCGCTCACCAAGCGGCCCATGGCCCAGTTCGTCTCCGCGAGCGACTTCATCCAGCCGTACGGTTTTCCGAATCTGGAGAGCTGCCCGCGCTACACGCACCTGATGAAACAGGCCTTCACCGACGTCATCCGGCTCCAGCAGCGCGGCTTCTACCGCGACGTCGCGCTCTCGCAAGCGCCGGTCGAACTGAGCCGCGTGGAGGAGAAGGTGAGCCGCCTCGCGGGCATGCGCCCGAGCTACGCGCTCAACGAGCTGCTCACCATCCGCGAGATCCACGCCGACCTCAAGTTCGACGACCTGGACGACGGCGACGAGCCCGTGCCCTACATCGTCACCATCGAGCAGAACTCGAATCAGGTGCTGGCCGTGCGCCGCAACTGGCGCGAGAAGGACCCGGAAAAGACAAAAATACCTTATTTTGCCCATTACCGCTACGTGCCCTGGAAGGGCGCTTACGGCCTCGGCCTGCTCCACTTAATCGGCGGCATCGGCAAGGGCTGCACCTCGATCCTGCGCCAGCTCGTCGATGCCGGGACCTTGAGTAACTTGCCCGGCGGCCTCAAGACCAGGGGCATGCGCGTCAAGGGCGACAGCGACCCGATTCAACCGGGCGAGTGGCGCGACGTCGATATCCCCACCGGCAAGATCGCCGACAGCGTGTTTCCTTTGCCGTACAAAGAGCCGAGCGCGGTCCTCTTCCAGTTACTTCAGATGCTGGTCGGCGAGGGCAAGGCATTCGCGTCCATCGCCGATTTGGAGATCAACACCAGCTCGCAGAACGCGCCGGTCGGCACCATGCTCGCCCTGATCGAGCAGGCCACCGAGGTGATCACGGCGGTGCAGGCGCGGCTCCACGTCACGCTCGGCAAGGAACTGACCATCCTGGCCGAGCTGATCAGAGACTTCACCGACCCCGACTACGACTACGACCCGGTCAACGCGCCCAAGAGCGCCAAGCGCCAGGACTACGCGCAGGCGCTCACCATCGTGCCGGTGAGCGACCCGGCCTCGGCCACGGTGGCGCAGCGCGTCATGGAGTATCAGGCCGCCCTGCAACTCTCCGCGCAGGCCCCGCAGCTCTACAATTTGCCGCTGCTGCACCGCTCCATGCTCGAAGTGCTGGGCATCGACAACGCCGACCAGATTGTGCCCGACAAGAGCGACATCGATCCCGCCGACCCGGTCACCGAGAACATGCACATCCTGATGAGCAAGCCGGTCAAGACCTTCGAGTGGCAGGACCATCAGGCGCACCTCCAGACCCACCAAGCCTTCCTCCAGGACCCCAAGATCCAGCAGGCCTTGCAGCAGTCGCCCTTGATGCCCTCGATCATGAGCGCGGGGCAGGCGCACATCGCCGAGCACCTCGCCTACCAGTACCGCAAGGACATCGAAATGCAGATGGGCGTGCCCCTGCCCAACAGCGCCACCAAGCTGCCGCCCGAGGTCGAGGAGCAATTAAGCGGCATCCAGGCCCAGGCGGCGCAGAAACTGCTCGGCCAGAATCAGGCCCAGCAGCAGCAGACCCAGCAGCAGCAGCAGGCGCAGGACCCGATGGTGCAGTTGCAGCAACAGGAACTCCAGATCAAACAGGCCCAGGTGCAGGGCAAGCAGCAGAGCGATCAGGCCAAGCTGCAACTGGAGCAGCAGAAATTGCTTCAGAAGGGCCAGACCGACCAAGCCAAGATGGCGAGCGAGGAGCGGCGCACGGCGGCCCAGATCCAGGGCGAAACCAACCGCGCCCTGATTACCGCAGGCACCGCCCACGCCGCCACCCAATCGGGCGACCGGCAGGCCTTCCTCGACCACCAGTTCAAGCACGCGCAGCTTCAGAGCGACGAGCGCCAGGGCGCGTTGAAGCATCTGGTGGACATCCAGGAAGGCGCGGCGGATCGCCAGCACAAGAGCGATCAGGCGAGCGCGCAGCAGGCGGCGGATCAGCAGGCGGCGATGCAGGAACAGGCGCTCCCGCCCGCGCCCGAGGTTACGGAGTAAGCGGGCGGGTTATCTTGACTGGGCAACTTAGGTTACCTCCCCCGAGATTATTCCCAAGCTGGTTTTTAGATAACCCGCCCTTCTCCCCAAGCGAAGGACTTTACTAACTTCGCTCAAGCTCCCGGCGAACCGAAGACCCCCAAGGGATCGCTCGCGCCGAAGGAATACCGCTCCCTTGCCTTATAGCGAACATTCCCCGTATCAAAATCCCCGTCATCATCGGTCTTCAGCGGGACTCTGACGAAATGCTTCAGCCCGTTGGGTATGTCCGTAACAATCCACCACGCATCGGGGTCGGTAATGTAATGGTTGACGAAATACCCGTCGGGGATGGTCCCGTTGGTGTAAATCGCGTTGATGTCGTTGTCGGCGGTGCCCGGTCGGTACTGGCTGCGCAGGGTGCGTGTCGCGGTGAACATGAGGCCCGCCGGGATGATCAGCTTGCGCGGCTTGGCCGCGACCAACAGGCCCCGGTCGTCCACCCAGCCCGCGATCTGCGTGGCCGCGTTTTCGAGCGAGGTCTCGTTGAGATCCGCCGGGGTCGCGGGCGTGTTGCTGTTGACGAGGCCCCCGGTCACGAGCGGATGCACGGTGGAACAGAGCGCCACGCCGTCGCCCATGGGATGCAGCGGGTCGAAGCTGTTGTTGAGCACCGCCGCCCCTTTGGTCTGCTTGGTGTGGGCCATCGAGCGCGCCAGCGCCTTGGTGTAGCGCCCGCTGAGCGAGTCGTAGAGGTTGTCCTCGACGGCTTCCTCGGTGATTGCGAAACCCAGGACGATGGTCTCGTGGGTGTATCTGGCCACGTAACTTTCCTGGGCGTCGTCGTACTGCATGGCCTCGCCCTCCTGCTTGACGGGGGCGGGACCGAAGCCGGTGATCTTGACCTCTTCTTCAAAGGAACGCTCGGAGTTTTCGATGGCGAAAATCTCCTTGTGCTCCTCCTGGTAGCGCTTGTACTCCACGCCGAACAGGGCGTTTAATCCGGGGATA